GGAATAATGAGTAAGAAGTCGATCGAGAAAGAGTACAAACGGTTCCTGCAAACCGCTGAACGGTGGAAAGAGCTGGTGGTCGCAAACTCTGTTTTCCATGATACCAGTTATGCTGGCGAAGAATTCCGCCATGTTGCACTAACACATGACCAGAATGTACTAGAAGAAGCTGAAAAATGCCTCACAGAATGGAAAGCCTTTGTTGACATGTGCCGTAATGCTGACGGCAAAGCGTCAAACATTGTTGAGTCTGTATATTCTCCGATCCCATTCATCATTGAGGACACGAATCAAAGTACACATATTGTTGTGCAGAGCGCGACCACTACTCGCTCGTTTACGCGCGAAAATCTACTCAAAAAATATGACGCAATTATAAAGAAAAGCCTGAAAAACAAGATTTTTTCACAGATTGTTGGCGCACTTGAAGAAGAACGCCGGTTTTTTGCGTCAGAACCTGAAGGGGAGGTTTACCGGGCGCGTAAAGATGGATACACAGATGTTGTGCTTACAACAAACATCGAAGGCAACAATGCTCTGTCACGATTTAGGGTCGGCGCACATGGAGCCTTAGTATTCGCAAAACATCCGGATACCACAGTACCCGTTGTTAATAATGTAGGCGAACGTCGCAGTATTACTATTTATTCTGGGGTTGAGTCGATACCTTGTGGCCTGCTTGGTGATTTTAGTCTCTATCGCGTTCGTGATCTGGAGAAACACCAACCAAGCTATGTTGCGAAGTCATACATCCTGAGAAACATTGATATCCGCAATGAGAGCTTAAAGAACAAATCGACTAAAATGCTTGAGGAAGCAGATCCGGCTATTCGTCATATCATTGAGCGTAAAATACAAGCTGCACGCGAAGCAATGGCGAGGCTGAATAAAATGGATCTGGAGTTATTAGACGTAATGATGACGTCCGGAGATGACCTGACTGGCATAAAACTGACAGATGCGCGTAAAAGATACGGCAAAACCATAGAAGAGCGTTACGGGTTCACTTTCTCCCAAACGCAGCGCGCCGCCAAACTCTGGTAATCACAAGCCCCGCGTTGTCGGGGCTTTATATATCCAGATCCGGCATTTCTATGTCTGCAAGAACCTGGTCACGGAATGTGGCCATTTCCGCACCGATATCTTCATTGGCAGGCACATAGTCCACCAGCATAGTGAAGCAGTAGGTATCCCATCTGTCAGGCGATTTGATATTTAGCTTTTGCCGCATATGCTCCTTGCGCATCATCGCCATCTTCCCTTCTTCATTCAGTAAAAAAGGTATTTTTGACGCTTGTTCTGCCGTTTTAGGGTCACTGTCTATACGCATACGGCCTGATTTTATGGCGTCACGAGCCATAATATTTGCGTAGGCACGCTGGTTAACAAATCGCTCCTTGTCTTTGTTCGAAAACATGGGTTTACCCCACCGAATACGTACCGGATTAGCACCGCGGCGCACCAACTGCGCACAGGTATCTGAACCAAAACCATCAGCGTCAACCGCGATTGTAATATTCGGGTATTTGTCCGGCGTGCATTCGTTATATATAAAGTCAGCAAAAGCCAACGGATCCATAGTGCCTGGCATTTCCATTATCTTAAAGTTAACAACGCGCCGCTTTTCACGGTGGCCAGACACTTTACAGATATTAAGAACTGACTTGTCTCGCCCGTTACCAACGTCAGCAGTTGCCACCCATCCCCAGTTTTTCTCCAACAACACCTTGCGCCGTGCAGCGCGATCGCATTCATCACGACCAAGCAAATAGCCGTTAATCTCCCGAGGGAACTGGCCAAGCACCTTGACCATGTACTCAATAGAATCGCGCCCGCCATATTCCAGAAGCTTCTGCCTGATGAATTGTGGTGTGACGAACGGTGATTCTTCTGAGTTAAGAACAATTGCTGTCCAGATCCCTTTCGGGTTGTCTGGGGTTTTTGCTTGAGAATGGTGCGAATCGTAGAAATAACCACTTGGCCTTGTTGGCTGGGATAGCATCAACATTCGGTTATCTTCTTCAGTTAGAGCGCCAGTCATTACGCCGATCGCTTTATCTGATATACCTGATGCTTCATCCAGAATTAGAAGCAAATGTGCCGCGTGCTCCCCCGCCAGTGCTTCTTCGTTACCAAGTCGATAGCCTTTGCAGAGAACTTCCCAGATCCCCTTTCTGGAGCGTTCATAAAACATGGTGTCAGACAGGACAAAATAGGTCTGTAACCACCCATGACGCTTAACTGCATTCGCCCAATACTGTTTAACGTATTTGAATACGCCTGTTTTTACCTGGCCTATCTTGTTAGCAACAATGATGACACGGGCATCGGGGAACAGGATCATAAAAATCAACAGCAACATCGCGGTAAGGGACGACTTCCCCGTTCCGTGTCCGGACGTGACGGTCGTCCTACTCCCCGTTTCCTGCACTGACTGAATGATCTGCTGCTGCTGGTGGGAGGGGAACATCCCAAAAATATCGACAACAGCCTGGGTAAAGTTGTAACGGTATTTAATTACCATATCGCGCCAGCGTGGATCGCTGGTGACGCATTTAATCTTGCGCCCACCAGCCATTAATCGTCCTCCGGCGGTTCTATCGCGATATCATCATCTCCGGCGTCATACCCTGCGTCTGATGCATCATAATCACCGTAAATTTCAGCCGTAGCCGAAGGGTCAATATCTAACTCTTCGTCATTGGCCTCGAACTCCCCAGCCTTACGCTCACCATTGTGGTCGTAATCTCCGCACCCCAGGTCTTCAACAATGGTTGCCACATCCGCCCGGCGCTCTGCCAGCCATTGCGGATGCTTAGCCTGAAGCGATGCAAACTCCCTTGCCTCTTTGTCCAACTGTTCATCATCAACATCATTGATGTCAGAAACTGGTGGTTCGAGAAGAGTGATAGCTTTCGTAGCGCGCGCCGCGAGGATAGCCGGTACACTGACCCCCTGACGCTCGATATATTCAGCAACGCCGATATCGTCCAGCTCCTCGCGCTCACGCATACGTATAGCGGCGGCGATAACTCTGGCGGCGCGTGCGTCAGCGCCAATGCGATATTCAATCTCTTTGCCACGCTGTTCGGCCTGTAGGCGTGCTATTTCTAGTTTTTCTCTGGCTTCTGCCTCTCTAAATGCTTGCTGGCGAGCGCCTTGACGAAGCTTTTCATCGCCCTGCCGCAGTTTTTGTTCGGACTGATATATCGCTGCCAACCTACTGATAAAATCATTCATGTAGTAGGCTGCGTCACTAATTAGACCGAGAAGACGCTGACCAGGGTGCATTCCTTCTGGCTGCTGATCACCCAGGTCGTCTATCTCCGCCTGCAGGCGTTCGACCTCCTGATCAACAATACTTTGGTACTGAAGTGCGCGTTCTTGCGCCATTTGAATTGCTAACCGCAGATGTTCTTCTGCGCCGTTCTTCATCATGTCGCGAGCAACATTCGCCGTGGGCAACGTAGCACGCTGCACGGCACAACCAGGGATCATTGCCGAAGATCCCTCATTTTTTGAGGCGCTTTTATCTTCAACAGGGATCATTTTTGCCATTTTTTCGCGCAATGATCTCCTGACTGATTCTTTTATCTCATTGTTGTTATTATCATTTTTTTCATGATCCGAAACTTTCTTTCTCGGCATACTCCGAAAAGAATTTCCGTTTGACGAATTGTCAATTTCTGTAAATTTTGCTGTTTCTCCTCCCTCTTCCAGCCTTTTTTTTGCTCTTCCTGCCCGTTTTTTTTCAGATGACTTGGCGCTTTTCCTTGTTGTCTTTACCTGCGCCCGCACCTCATTTTTTTTCATATTGAGATGCTTTCTGGCGGTATTGAAGCTGAGGCCGTGCTGCTCACAGTATTCCTTTACGGTGATCCCTTTTTCTTCACGCAACGCTATAAATTTGGCGCGGTGCTCTTCCCAATTAACCAGACTCATAAAGCAGCACCACGCTTTTTAACAGCGGCGTTCCACAGCTTATTAGCCATGTCCACCAGCTCACGCTGCTCTTGCCGCGCCAGTTCGGCAGACTTCCTGCTACAGTTTTTAACCAGCAGACTGCCGTATTCAGGGGTTCGCCCGCGCACCTTGAACTGATATCCGTTCAGGCCATGCAGCCAGTATTTCCGTGGGTAAACACGATCATCAAGCTCACAAATAGCTCGACTTGACCGCACAAAATGCCGAATAATGTTGGTTACACTTACTCGTGAAACATGAAGGTGAGGATATTTTTCTTTAGCGAGAGTGGTGATTTCGGTGACTGTCAGATAGCAGTCAGCCCTAATCATGATATCCGCAATTTCTGCGCTGCTGATATGCTCCATTAATCCCCCAGGCAGGAAATGACCGAGGGGATGGTAATGAGAATGTTATTTCTGTATAGACTGGCAAAAAGTTGTCTATATTAGAAAATTAATTCCATTTATCTAATATCACCAGCGAGATAAGCGAACGACGTGTTTTACCTTAGCGATCCACTTACCACGTGAGTTATTAATTACGGCCTGCGCCACCTTTAAGCTGACTTCAAAATCAGCCTTACGACCATCAGAATCCACCAGCGTTGCACCGTCTATTTCCGGCAGGCTTAAATAATCCTGTTCTACCTCTAATGGCATTGACGGCTCTCTGAATGGTGTCAATTGCCGAGCTTTCCAGATAAAGCGTACTCTCAATCCCCTATAAGCCATTACCATGTAGCCTGTTATTGTGCTCTTATGGCCTGCATCAGTACGCGCAGCATTACACGATACAATCTTGCAGGTAACGATATTCCACTCCACATTGGAGGCTTCGTGAATGCTTAATTTTGTAGTCTCGTACATCAGAATACCTCCCAGTCAGTCGCGATAATATCAACACCAGTGGCGAACCAGTCTGTCTGTGCCTGTAAATCTCCATTCATCATTACCAGGCGAGGCATAACCATCACATCGCACCCTTCCACAATATCGAATGCTTCTTCCGGCAGGAATTCGACGAGCTTTTCTTTGCTGCCAATGCTGCCACGGAACATCGATAAATAGCTCCCTTTAGGCCATGATGCCCGGCGGGCGTCAAGTCCCTTCATCATCCAGAACACGGCGGCAGAAAAATTGATGTTCTTTTTGGCGATGAAAACATTATTGGCTTCTGTTTGCTTCAGAAGCTTAATTAGCCTTGCCATCGACTCGGATAACGCTACGTATGGCTCATGATTGGCTGCGGACACGCTCACACCATGCAATCCAACACTGACTACCGTCATATCGCCGCTTTGAGCGGTTTCAATGTTGACACCTTTGCGAACTAACGAGGCATAAAGTTCCTCTCGCTTTTGTGTCCAGCGTTCCTGCTGACCGATGAAGTCACTCAATATGAGATCTGCTTCTGCATACGCGTTATCGTTCGCCGTTAACATAACGTCTCCTTTTTACACGCGCGACCATCCCTCGGTTAAACCGATAGAGATGTCGAAACTTCGTATTAATTAAGGGTTACAGCCTGAGCGGCTATATGATGAATTGAAAGGAGTTGTGGCGGTGGTGCCTCCACCTGCCAGGTCAGCCACGCCCGGCGACGACACTTATCAGAACCGCAATGAATGAAAATGGCTTCGTCACGAGCGCATAGCCGCAATTACCACAACGGAAACGGCGCTCACGCTAATTAAACGCCTTTTCCTGTTGTGCGCCGTGCTCTTCCGGCTGTCACACCGAATCGCCAGGATGGTGAATCCGCAGTCCGACGCTATGAACGGGGCTTGCACATTCCGGCTACCTGGTTTGTTGCCTGAGCTAGGGGAAAGGTTACCCCTTTAACGTCACCAGACCGCTAACGACGCATGTGCCAGACGCCGTGTTACAACCAAATATGGTGGCCCCTACCGGACTTGAACCGGTGACCGTGCGATTATGAGTCGCCAGCTCTAACCACTGAGCTAAAGGGCCGGATTACTGTTTACTAAGTGCTTCAATGGCGCTAACAATGCCGCCTACAACTATGGCAACAATGATAATGAGAACAATTGGATACTTGTCAGCAAAATCCCAGAAGCCCATCACTGATCCTTCGAAGCTGTTTTAAATATCGGCCATACCAATGTTACAGCCACTGCCACCAACGCCCCGTCCGATAAAACTGACAGGATTGTGCTGGTGAAATCCACCAGCACGGACAGCAAGAGAAAACCAATGGCGATTGCGATACGTGCCTTGCTTGCCATTACAGATAATCTTCCACACGAAGACCTAAACGACGGCCTACTTCTTCCAGTACTTTGTGTTCTACTGGCTCGATTTCACCGTCCGCTTCTGCAATCGTCAGCATGTTAACGAATACTTCTTCCGCTTCTTTTGGGTCGTTTTTGATATCTTCAATTTCGCGAAGGATATTCATGCGACCAACACGGAAGCCAGCTTCCAGTTGCTCGGTAAAGCGGGTAATTGTTGCGGTAATTTCGTTACCAAAATGACTAAGACGCGGATTAGAGCGGATAAGCTGATCAAGTTTCGCTGTTTCTTCTTTTTCGATTTCACCATCAGCGGCAGACACCAACAAACAGCCACCGATAATGGCCTCCATCAGATCGCGATTCTCAACTTTTTTCAGCTCTACTTTTGCAGAAGCGACTTTCTTGCCGAACAATTTACCGAACATTGGTTATCCCTCAATAAAAGTGACATATTTATTAGATTGCGGTGCCGGGTGCCTCCCGGTGACGTTAACCAGTTAACAATTAACGCCGGAGTATTTCACGTTACGCCAGTAAAGGACCGCTTTACTGTTTTAACTGTTCCGCGTGCGCATAGCCGCATTCACCGCAATGGTAAGAGCACTTGGCTGACTGGGCGGCGATGACGCCTGTACGCATTTGGTGATCCGGTTCTGCTTCCGGCATTCGCTTAATTAGCCAAATACTCTTAACGTTGCGATGGCGGAGAGTAATGGAATCGAACCATCATCGCTTGCGCAATGGGACGGTTTTCAAGACCGCTTGAGCACCATGCCCCCTACTCTCCCGTTATTGTGGCGACCGGTGCTGATCTCCGGCTTGCGGTTATTTCAGACTCTCACGGGCGTTTAATTGCCCCGCCGAACAGCTCTTTTCCGCAATAGCTGCAATGTCTTTCGCGCATCAGCCTGCGCATTCACCACAATGTTGAGAACACTGGTTGTCACGCTGCAACGCAACATTTATTCATCGATTGGGATATGAACCCGTTACGCCAGTGTTCTCAACGTTGTAGTGCCGGTTACGGTTCCGGCCAGGCCTCTTCCTCAACGGGGTGTTCTCCATACGGACTACCGTTTATTGGTCGTTCCTGCGGTTTATGTTGTGAAGCCAGATGCTTATCTTCTGGTTGCTTCAAAGAGCAGCACTTCCTCACAACGGTAAGGGTACTTCGTAGGGATTCGAACCCTCTGCCAAACTCGGCGATCTCCGACGTCGCAAAATACCCTTACCTGTTGTGCTGGTGCCGATTAACGGACTCGAACCGCTGACATCCTGCTTACAAGGCAGGCGCTCTACCAACTGAGCTAAACCGGCATTGGCGATGGTGGATGGATTTGAACCATCGACCCGTTGATTAACAGTCAACCGCTCTAACCGCTGAGCTACACCATCACTTGCCGGGTACGTCTCCGGCGAGGGCTTCCACCTCCGTATGCTTTTCGGCGCACCGCGCCCTGGCTGCAATTCGGTAACAGGGGATGCATAACCCTGGCTTCCAGCGTGATTAGCGCCTTCAGCATGACGGGATATACCCGTTACAAGACATTATCCCAGAAAGCCATTAACCAATGGCTGTTACGCGGGAGGGACGTAACAGGTAAGGGCGCTGACCAGAAAGACCTGACCCTTCTCATTCATCTGGTTAATCACACCAGCGCCCTTGCCTGTTATGCCTCCCCGTTCCCTAATACACAGACGGGGACACTCTGCGGTCGATTTTTTGACGGGGGGCGACTCATACCCCGTGGCGTCAGGCTTATTAGGCCGCTGCCATCATCAGATCATCGTTTGCATTTACTTTAATGGTCAGTTTCTAAACCGCCGCAAAGTCGCTAACCATGACGAAAACCCTAAAAAAGCCCACCCTAAGATGGGCAAATACGCTACATCTCACACAAGAAAGAAGCCGACTGCCTGAGCTGGATTCGCTTTCGAAGACCCGCAGAAAGGAATCGCCAGTCGGCTTCTTTCTTGATGCGGCTCTCTCTCCGCCCGTCACCGCTCTGTCTCGGTTGTCGCGTTTGCCACGCCAGCCGTAACGAGGTTTAAAGTCTTTTCACGTTTTCATCTCTCGACTGCCGTCTATGGCTGTTCGTTGCAGCGGGGGTGCCTCCCCCTGGGGATATCCCCGGCCTTACCCCCATTCTTTCAAAACACAATGCAAGGCCACATCCGCATAGGTGCATTACCGCAACGTTAAGGAGACTCAGAGTCAGTAAAATAAGAGGAAAACCCAACTCTGCGCCTCCTTAACGTTGAGGATGTGCACTGATGATGACCCGATGCAGCCTGGCCCACTTAACATACTCACTGCCAGATCATCATCAATGAACACCTTAAAAAGACCTTCCATGGCTCAACATGTCTTGTCGTTTACTCCGGAAAGTGGTTTCAAGAAAGCACTTTCCGCACTAAACCTGCCGAACTTTTGCTTGCTCGGTGCTAAAGCGCACCTTGTTAACCTGTAATTTTCTAACACTTTAATTTGTTATTTGCTGGTGGGCGAATAATAACCAATAAGTGACTATCAAGCCCAGCAAGCGAAACGTGGGCAACGCTCCACCAG